ATTTTCTGTTGCTGATGTTCGTCGCGCAACGACGGTTCAGAGCAGCGGTCTTGTTTTCCGCTGCACGGTCGCTGGTACGAGCGGAAGCTCAGAGCCGAGCCCTTGGCCTGTGGTCCGCGGCACAACGATCGAAGACGGAACCTGCACCTGGGTCGCCGTTACTGCAGTTGGCGAAGAACTGAACAAGTTGGCGCCTAGCGCCGTACTTGAGTTGTGTGAGTTGGATGGCACGGCCAGCAGTATTGGAGACACAACTGTTCGGCGTTTCCATTCAGGCGTGAACGAGGACATAGATGGCAACATTGTTTGGAATGGCGACAGCTACGAGCGTTACCCAATTGCCGCAGAGGGTTTTCAATATGAGGGGCAAGGCCAGCTGCCGAGGCCGCGCATCACCATTAGCAATGTTTTGAGCCTGGCGACGACGTTGATCATTGACCATAACGATTTTGTGGGCGCAACCGTAACGCGGATTCGCACGCTTAAGAAGTATTTAGACGCCAGCAACTTCACAAGCGGCACCAATTCCACAGCCGATCCGTTCGCGGAGTTTCCGCGGGAGGTTTTTATTATTGACCGCAAAGTGATCGAAAACCGCGAGTTTGTGACCTTTGAGCTAGCGGCAACTTTTGACGTTGCAGGGGCCAAGCTGCCACGGCGTCAGATCATTCAGAACATCTGTCCATGGACTTACAAGGGCGAGGGTTGCGGATATACAGGAACGGATTTCTTTGACCATGATGACCAGCCAGTGACTGATTCTGCACTTGATAACTGCGGGCACAGATTGACTAGCTGCAAACTGAGGTTTGGCCAAACAGCGGCGCTGCCTTATGGCGGCTTCCCTAGCGCTGGCTTGATTGGATGAAGAAAACAGCAAAGGCAGCAGCAAAAAAACATGCCATTGAGTTGGCACCTGTTGAAAGCTGCGGCCTGGTTGTGGTTATCAAAGGCCGTGAGCGTTACTGGCCCTGCCAGAACATCGCGACAGAGGAAGACCATTTCATACTTGACCCCAAGGACTACGCCGCGGCCGATGATGCCGGCGAGATCGTGGCGGTGGTTCATAGCCACCCCAACTGCCACCCGGTAGCGAGCATGGCCGACCGTGCAGCAATGGAGGCCACCAAGCTGCCATGGCATATCTACGGCGTCGCCACTGACACTTGGAACAGCTACGAGCCAGAGGGCTGGAAGGCGCCTCTAGTGGGCCGTGAGTGGTGCTATGGCACGCTTGACTGCTATTCCCTGGCGCGTGACTGGTATGCCGAGGAAATGGGGCTAGAGCTGGGCGATTACGAGCGAAACGGCGAGTGGTGGAACAAAGGCGGGAACACCTTTGTGGAAAATTTTGCCGCTGAGGGATTTGTCAGGCTTGAACCCGATGCCCAGCCGCAGTGGGGCGATGCTTTGTTGATGCAGCTGCAATCACCCGTGCCATCTCACGTGGCCATCTGCATAGGCGAGGATCTGATTTTGCACCATATGCGCGACCGTTTATCTAGTCGTGATGTGCTGTCTGGCTACTATGCAAAGAACACAACGCACATCCTGCGGCACCGGAGCCGGTTATGAAACGGGTGATTCTGCGCGGTGAATTAGGCAAGAAATTTGGCCGGTTTCACGAGTTTGAACTGAACACGCCGGCAGAAGCAATCCGGGCTCTTTCTGCCAACTTTGAGGGTTTCCAGCGCGAGCTATGCGAGGCCGGTGAGCGCGGGATTGGCTACATGGTGCAGATCGGCAAGGATGCCATGCAGTCTTTAGACCATATTGACCACCCCACAGGATCAGCAGAGGCAATCAGCATCACGCCTGTTTTGCAAGGCGCAGGCGGTGGCGGTGTGGGGCAGATTTTTGCTGGCATCGGCCTGATTGCTGCGGCGATTGTCCTGGGCCCTATCGGCTTGGGCGTTTTGGGTGCAACAGGCACGATTGCAGGAACTGCAGGTGTTGCCACTGCCATCGGCTATGTCGGCGCCGCTTTAGTCCTAGGTGGCACGGCTCAGCTGCTGTCGCCCACAATGTCAACCGACAGCCCTGGCGCGTTTGGTTCTACAAGCCCCACACGGGCTAGATCGCGTGATTCGTTTGCCCCTGAAAACAACGAGGTGGCAGACAACCGCTCGTCTTACATCTTCAATGGGGCCGTGAACCTCACAGCGCAAGGCAACCCCGTGCCCCTCTGTTATGGACGGATGCGGGTCGGTAGCGTTGTGATTAGTGCTGGCCTAAGCGTGGAGGATATTTAATGACTAAAGCAATTGCAGGTGCCGGCAGCGGCAAAAAGAAAAGGAGCAACCCAAAACCGCAGCCAGTCGTTCAGCAAACGGTTGTTGTTCAACAGGCGGCGCCGCAGATCCAGCAGGCATCAGACGATCCGAACTCACTTTTCAGCAAGTCGAGCGTCAGAGTCATTGATCTGATCAGTGAGGGAGAGATTGAGGGCTTCGTCGAAACTGACGGCCGCAAATCTCTTTTCCTTGATGACACGGTTATCAGGAACAGCGATGGCACTGATAACTTCATTTTCGATAACTTTGAGTTCAGGGCTGGCACGCAGGCGCAGGGTTACATCCCAGGCTTTCCAGCTGCTGAAAATGTGGTCTCAGTCAATGCCTCTGTTGGCGATGCGGTTGACGACGCTGTAACGCGGTCAATCACTGACACTGATGTTAATAGGGTTGTTGTTCGCGTTGTTATCCCTCAGCTGTTCGTCGTAAGCAATGGCTTGAAAGCCACAACGATGAAATATGAGATACAGGTGCAGCCTGACGGGGGCAGCTTTTCTACAGAGGTGAGCGCAACTGTTAGCGGTAAATGCACTAGCTCTTATGAGCGCTCGCATGACATCACGTTGACCGGTTCGGCGCCTTGGAATATCAAGCTGGTTAGAACCGAGGGCGTCCATGACGGCTCAACCAACTTTCGCCAGTTAGCGCTTGGCGGTTTTACTGAAGTTATTGACGGCAAGCTGCGTTATCCGTTGTCTGCCTTGGTTGGCCTGCGATTTGAAGCCACGCAGTTCCAGGAGGTTCCAACGCGGGCCTATGACATCAAAGGGATCAAAGTGCAGATCCCAAGTAATGCCACGGTCGATAGCACTAACGGCCGCCTGACTTATAGCGGCGTCTGGGATGGGTCATTTCAAACGGAATGGTGTGCCGATCCGGCTTGGATTTTGCGCGATTTAATCCTGTCCGATCGTTATGGGTTGGGCCGTTTTGTAGAAGCCGCGCAAGTTGACAAGTGGAGCCTGTACGAAATTAGCAAATACACCAACGCACTGGTGAACGATGGCGAGGGCTCAACTGAGCCGCGTTTCCTCTGCAACGTCTATATGCAGTCCAGGGATGAGGCTTTCAACGTTATCCAGGACTTTGCTTCAATCTTTCGCGGAATGGCCTACTGGTCAGCCGGTCAGGTTGCTTTCTCTGCAGACCGCCCCAGTGATCCGGTGGCACTGTTCACCAATGCGAATGTCATCAACGGAGATTTCACCTACGAGGGCAGCTCTCTAAAAGCACGGCACACCGTCGCTCTAGTTACTTGGAACGATCCAGAAAACAATTACGAGCAGAAAGTCGAGTATGTGTCGGATGAGGATGCGATTGCGAAATATGGAATCATTGAAACCCGCATCGCAGCCTTTGGATGCACTAGCAGGGGCCAAGCCAACAGGGCCGGGCGCTGGCTTCTCTACTCCGAGCAAAACGAAAGCGGCACGGTGACTTTCAAAGTCGGCTTAGATGGCGCTGTAGTGCGCCCTGGGCAGATCATTAAGGTGATGGACAGAATGCGTGCCGGTGCGCGTAAAGCCGGCCGTGTGGCGAGTGTAAGCGGCACTACTCTGACAATCGACTCAAGTATTGCGATTTCGCCAGGCGACACGATCAGCGTTGTGTTGCCTGACAGCACTGTTGAGCAACGGACAATTGACAGCGGTAGTTTTGACGATAAAACCATCACAGTAGACACGGCATTTAGCCAAACGCCAGCGGCTCAAACGGTGTTCATGATTGAAACATCCTCGCTGGAGTCTCAGTTATTCCGAGTGCTTAGCGTTGTTGAGGAAGGCGAGATTTTTGCAATCAGCGCCCTTGAGCACAACACCTCTAAATATGATTTCGTTGAAGACGGCTTAACGCTGCAGCCGCGCGATATAACGACGCTAAATCAACCGCCTGCAACTCCAAGCGGTGTGAGCATTGATGAAAGGTTGGTTGAGGCTGGCAACCGCGTCACCACAGAGGTCGAGGTTAGTTGGACAAACGTACCTAACGCAACGGCTTATCAGGTTTCGTTTAAAACGGTCAACACTGCAAGCTTTGAAACGGTTGGAGATACGCCCTACAACAACATCACCCTTTTGACCGATGAAGTCGGCAAATTTACTTTTAGGGTTGTTGCAATTTCTGCAATCGGTAAGCGCTCATTGCCGACTGACACTGTTGTCAACATTGCAGGCAACACGGCTGCCCCTGGTGACGTGCAGGGGTTCAGCATGATTCCTGTAAATGGGCAGGCTCGCCTTACTTGGACGCAATCAACTGATCTTGATGTGCGCGTTGGCGGCTATGTGCTGCTTCGCCATTCGCCAGATTTAACCGGCGTCACTTGGGCCAACAGCACAAGCATCTCAGAAGAAATTGCAGGCGCTGCGACAGAAGCTTATGCCGACTTGAAAGAAGGCACCTACTTGGCAAAGTTTGTCGATTCAGGCGGTCGCCAAAGCTTGAACGCAACGCTTATTGAGTTCACAAAGCCAGACTTGGATAATGCCGTCAATATCAACACGCAAACTGAGCACACGGCATTCACTGGCACAAAAACAAATCTTGTAGTTGATACTGATTTGAACGAATTACAGCTAGACGAGGATGGCACAGAGACTGCATCGGTTGGCCTGTTTTTACTTGAAGACAGTTCAAACCTGTTGCTCGAAAACAACACTACAGACGATCCTTCGCAAATTATTTTGCAGGGCAATAATGCCTTACACAAGACTGGAACCTATCTGTTCGCCAACAATCCAATCGCGCTCAGTGATGTGTTTAGCGTGCAATTAGACAGCAAGCTAAAAGTTCGCGGATTTTTCCCCTACACCAAATTGCTGGATGATGAAGCAGATTTCGACGCAATCACCAGCTTTGATGGCACAACACCACAAGATTCAGAGGTTGAACTGTATATCAGGACAACGCAGGATGATCCTAATGGGTCGCCTACTTGGACAAGCTGGAGGAAATACAACAACGCGCAATTTAGAGCCAGAGGCTATGAGCTAAAGGCGGAACTAACGACTCAAAGCAACATCGCGCAAATTGGCGTTCAAGAATTGGAGGTTACCTCAAACCTGCCACTGCGAACGATTACAGACAGCGTGACAACAAGCGCCAGCGGAGACACTGCCGTGACTTACGGGAACAAGTTTTTCGCTACCCCTGCTGTCGGGATTCAATTCACCACGCAAAATACTGGTGATTACTACGAGATCGTCAGCAGCTCAGCGACTGGCTTTAGCGTTTCGGTCTACAATTCCAGCGACACCCGAGTGGCCCGAGCGGTCACCTGGACCGCCACCGGACACGGGAAGAACTGATGGCACAGGCTGATGGCGTAATCCAGAACGACACGGGCTCAAACGTCCGCGCTGACATCAACAACAACCTTTCCGCAGCCTTTACCAACCACAGCGGGTCATCAGCGCCTAGCACTACCTTCGCCTTTCAATGGTTTGCAGATAGCGGCACGAATGAACTAAAGATTCGCAACGGCGCAAACGACGGATATATCACCGTTGGCGACCTGACCAGCGCAAACCTTGGCTTGGCACCGCTAAGCGGTGCAACCTATACGGGCGTAGTGCAGTTTACGTCGGGCACCTCTGGGGCGCCTGGCATCACGTTTAGCGGTGATACAGACACCGGGATTTACAGATCAGCGGCTAACACGGTCAAGCTCACGCTGGGCGGTACTGATCCATTCACATTCAGTAGCACCGCGTTTGCAACCACTGTCCCGATCACGTTTGGAGATGGCACTGCAGCGGCCCCGTCAATAACCAATACAGGCGACACAAATTGCGGCATTTTCTTTCCTGCAGCTGACACCGTTGGCATTTCTGCCGGCGGGACGCAGCAATACAGCTTTGACGCGACCTCAGCCAATCTGCTGCTGCAAAACGAGGTTCGTTTTCACGACAGCGACAGCAGTAATTACGCGGCCATCAAGGCGCCTGGCACGATCAGCAGCAATTACACCCTGACGCTGCCTGGCAACGATGGTGACGCTGATCAGTTCCTAAAGACAGACGGCAGTGGTGCGCTTAGCTGGTCCAGCATTTCGACGCCTGCAGCTGTTCCGACCGGTTCGGTGTTCTGCATGGCAACCACTAGCGTGCCCAGCGGCTATCTGGAGTGCGACGGCTCAGCAGTTTCTAGGACAACTTATTCAGATCTTTTTACTGCTATTTCAACCACGTTCGGCACAGGCGACGGCAGCACTACGTTTAACCTGCCGGATCTGCGCGGTGAGTTTGTTCGAGGTTGGGCAAGTGATCGCAGAGGTGATGGCGCTGACCCCAGCTCGGACACTGGGCGTTCGTTTGGTAGCTCGCAGACCGATGGCATTAAGCAGCACACTCACAGCGTTCCTAGCGGTGCATCGTCTAGCGTTGGCGGTGGCCCCAACTTTGGCGGTGGTTCGAGTGGCCAAACAACAGGTAACAACACTGCTAATGCCACTGGTGACAACGAGACCCGTCCGCGTAACATAGCTCTGATGTATGTCATCAAGACTTAAAAACAATGGCTGATAAGAAGATCACGGATATGACTGAACTGGCTGCGGGCAGTCAGGCGACAGGTGATTTAGTTGCGGTTGTTGATGTAAGCGAATCGGCGGCGGCTGATAAGAATAAAAAGATGACAATGGAAAACCTGTTTAAGGGTATTCCAGGAGATGTTGGGATTGGTACAAGCGCTCCAGACGAAAAACTTCATATTTCGGCTACTGCAAATTCCTCAATCCGTTTAGGGATGGCAGGTCAAG